CGCCGCCCCCACCCAGCCGGCCCCCGCCCCGGCCCCGGCTGAGACCGTCGCCAAGGCGTCCGCCCGCAAGGCGGTCCGGCTGTCCGGGATCAAGCGCCACGCCGCCGCGACCCCCGCCCCCTCGGCCGACGCCCCGGCCTCGACCGACATCCGCTCGATGATGTCCATCGCGGACGTCCCCGGCTTCGCCGCCGGTGAGGGCGCGGACTTCACCGACCTGGCCCGCGCCGTCGAGCGTCGGCTCCAGGGCTTCAACGCCGGCGCCTACGAGTCCGCCCACCGCGGCGGCCGGAACCTCCGCGAGCAGCACGGCCTCGCCGTGATCCGCCGGAACTTCGGCGCGGACGTCACCGTCAACAGCGCCGACCCTGAGGCCACCGAGCGGGCCATCCGCAACGCGGTCTCCGAGAAGAACCTGCCCGGCGGCTCCCTCGTGGCGTCCGGCGGCTGGTGCGCCCCCTCGGAGACCCTGTACGACCTGCTGGAGACAGAGTCCTCCGACGGTCTGATCTCCCTGCCGGAGATTCACGTGGCCCGCGGCGGCATCAACTTCACGAAGGGCCCGAAGTTCGGTGACCTGTTCGGGAAGGTCGGCTTCAACTACACCGAGGCCGAGGACAAGGCCGGCAAGTACGCCCCGACCTCGGACTCCGACCCGACGCTGAAGGAGGGCCCCAAGCCCGTCTACCGGGTGCCCTGCACCGGCTTCGAGGAGGTCCGCCTGAACGCCGCGGGCGTCATCGTCCAGGCCGGTCTGCTTCAGCAGCGGGGCTTCCCGGAGTTGGTGGCCCGCACCATCCGCGGCGTGCTGAACGCTCACGCCCACAAGATGAGCGAGCGGTACATCGACTCCCTCGTTAAGGGCTCGACCGCGGTCTCCATGCCCGCCGCCCAGGTGGGTGCGACCGCCCCGATCCTCAGCGCGATCGACCTGCAGGCCGAGCACTACAAGTACGTGGGCCGCCTCAGCCGGGGCACCAGCCTCGAGGTCGTCCTGCCGTACTGGGTCCACGGCCTGATCCGCTCCGACCTGGCCCGCCGCCTCGGCGTGGACCTGCTGGACGTCTCCGACAGCCGCATCGACGGCTGGTTCCGCGCCCGCGGGATCAACGTCCAGTACGTCTACGACTGGCAGGCCCTGACCGGCGACGGCTCCGGCTTCACCTCGTGGGGCACTGAGGTTAAGTTCCTCATGTACTCCGCCGGCACCTTCGTCAAGGGCACCAGCGACATCCTGACGCTGGACACTGTCTACGACAGCACCCTGCTCGGCCAGAACGACTACACGGCCCTGTTCACCGAGGAGGGCTGGCTGGTCGCCAAGATGGGCCACGACTCCCGCGTCGTCACCGTCCCGGTGGAGCCCACGGGTCACACCGCCGGCGGCGTGACGATCAAGGCCGACGGCTCCAAGGGCGCCTGATCCGACACGCAACTGAGGGGCCTGTCCGTCGCTACAAGGCGGCTGGCAGGCCCCTCGGCGCAGGATCACCCAACCATCGGAAGGAGAACCAATGGCAGTCGTAGCGCCCAAACAGCGCGTGGCCGCACCGGCCACCCGCCCCCTGAACGGCGGGCTATTCAGCCAGTTCGCACCCATCGAGAGCGATGACCACCAGTGGCAGAACGGTGTCACGTGGGAGGACGTCGCAGCCGCCGACATCGGCACCATCGGACAGTTCGACTGCACGCCAGGCGCCACGCCCGGCCTGCCGAAGGATCTGACCAAGCCCGGATGCAAGAACGTCGAGTCGATGCCACCGCTGACCGTCTACGCGACGGTCAAGTGCTCCCTGCTGGAGCACACTCCTGAGGAGGCGATGGCGCTGGCCACCGCCCGCCTCGCTCGCTACGAGGAGTACGCGGTCGAGGACGCTCTGTGGAACGGTGTCAAGGGCACCGGCCCAGCCCTGTCGAAGGTCCAGACGCTGAAGAACAGCGGCGGAACCGCCGCCATCGAGGGCGCCTGGCAGGCGTTCGAGAAGTACGGCCACTCGGTCGGCGTCGCGCCGGTGTTCCACATGCCCCGTCGCGCTGCGGTCCTGGCCTGCGCCCGTCGGTACGTCGAGACCGGCCCCGGCGGGACCTACGTGACCCGCTTCGGCACTCCAGTGGTCGCGGGGGACGGGTACGCGGACGTCCCCACGTTCGCCTCGACGGGCCCCGTCGTCATCTACCGCAGCCCGGTGTTCTCCTCGACCACGCGGGACGGTGGGATGAACCTGGGCAAGAACGACCTCGTGGCCGTGGCCGAGCGGACGTACGTCCTGGCCTTCGACCCGGACGACGCCTACCAGATCCCGTACTCATCCGATCCGGGCAAGATCACCATCGAGCCACGCAAGTTCTGACCGAGGAGACCATCCGCATGATCCTGAACGACGGACTGAACGTCCTCGCTCCCAACGGCTTCGGGGTTGACCCCGACCCGGTCGAGGAAACCGAGGAGGTGGCCGCTCCCACTCCCGAGCCCAAGCGCGGCCGCCGCGTCAAGACTCCCGCCACGGCTCCGACGGCGACCACGCCGGAGGAGGCCCCTGAGGCCGCCGAGGCGGGCCCGGCCGACTCCTCCGAGGCGGCTGAGACCACCACCGACACCGCCACCGACACCACCACGGAGGAGACTGAGTAATGGCTGACAAGACGCACTACTACGCGCCGGTCCTGGGGAAGCGCATCCGCGTCACCCCGCTGGACGCCTGCGGCCGCGTGGACAAGACCAGGAAGGCCATCGTCACGTCCGGCTTCGTGACGATCTCCCTGTCCACGGAGACCGAGGACGGTACGGAGATCACCGTCAAGCGCGCGGACGGCTCGGTCTGCATCTCTGAGAAGCAGGCCGACACGTTCAAGTACTTCACGGCCGAGATCGAGTTCTGCGGGGTCAACCCCTCGCTACTCGCTCTGGTCTCGAACGCCAAGGAGTACAAGGACGAGGCCGGTGACATCGCCGGGTTCACCTACTCGGAGGGCAAGATCGACAAGAAGTTCGCGCTGGAGATCTGGACCGGCCTGGCCGGCCAGGCGTGCGCTGAGGGGGCCGACGAGGCCAGCGGCTACCTGCTGCTGCCGTACGTGAACGCCGGCGTCCCAGGCGACATCTCGATCGACGGCGAGAACGCCGTGTCCTTCCCGATGCAGGGCGCCGTGACCAAGTCCGGCAACGGCTGGGGCAAGGGCCCGTGGGACGTCGTCAAGACGTCCGCTGGCACGGCGGCGAAACTGCCGACGGCCCTCGACCCGAAGGACCACCTGCTCATGATGGACACGGCCCTGAAGGTCCCCGACGCCTCGGAGCAGCCCGTCGCGGTCCCGCAGGGCTGACCGGCCGACCGGCTGATACGCTGGCCCGGATAGTCCCCCGCCCCTCGTACCTTCGCGGTACGCTAGGGGCGGGGCCTTTCTGTGTCGGGCCCCGTCACGATGAGGTCCGCGCAGTTGGAGGGAACGGCATGAGTGATTCGATAGCGGCCTACGGGCCTGGTGACTGGCCGGTCTCCTACTCCAACTGCGCGGATCTGTCGGAGTACCTGACGGAGCAGGGCTCCCCGGACCCGGAGACACGCCAGCGGTACGAGGACATGGCCCGCGCCCTGCTGTGGGAGTGGACCGGCCGTAAGTTCGGCCCCACCCTCGTGACCCTCCGCCCCTACGCCGTCCCCGAGGGCCGCCCCTCGACGTGGACCGGCGGCGGGTTCTGGACGTGGCGCCCGGCCCTCGTGAACGGCCAGTGGTTCAACGTCCGCTGCGGGGTGTGCGCCTCCCAGACCTGTTGCTGCGACGTCGAGTTCGCCATCGACCTGCCCGGCCCCGTCGCGTCCGTCGAGAAGGTCATCGTGGACGGCCAGACCCTCCCGCCCTCCTCGTACCGGGTGGACAACCGGCAGACGCTGGTCCGCCTCGATGGCCGCACGTGGCCCCGTACGCAGAACCTCACGGCCCCCGCGACCGACACTGCGGCGAAGGGCGGCACCTTCGAGGTCACCTACCGCCGTGGGGTGCCGGTCCCCGCCGGAGGGCAGGTCGCCGCCGGCGTCCTCGCCCTCGAACTGGCGAAGTCGGCCTGCCAGGACCGGGACTGCTCGCTGCCGCAGCGGGTCCAGTCGGTGACCCGGCAGGGCGTCTCCGTTGACATCCTGGACGAGTTCGAGGACGTCAAGGAGGGCCGGACCGGCATCTGGCTCATCGACTCGTGGATCGCGTCCGTCTCCCGGCCGAACCGGGGCGGGCGGGTCTACTCCCCCGACCGTAGGAACCGCCGGCCGGGCGCCCCCGACCACTTCGTGAGGACCACCAATGGCTGAGTACATCCCCCGTCCACGGCCGCAGGCCGACCAGTTCGGTGCCGCCGCCCGGGAGGTCCTGGCCGAGGCGCAGAAGTACCTGTCCCGCCCCGTCAAGCACGTCATCGTCGCCCCTGGCGCCGAGGTGGTGTGGGACGACTGCTGCGGTGGGACGCTGTACGCCCGCGTCGTCGCCGTCTCCCCGATCCTGTCCAAGACGGCCTCGGTCCAGAACTGCGCCGTGCTGGCCTGGACGGTGACGATGGCCCTCGGGACGGTCCGCTGCGCCGCCACCCTCGACGGGCAGGGGCGGGCGCCTCGGGACCGGGACCTGACCGAGGACGCTCTGGCGCTGACCCAGGACGCCGCGGACCTGGGGCAGATGCTGGTCTGCGAGACGAACGCCAGCAACCTGGCGTGGGCGCCGCAGGGCCCTGAGGGCGGCTGCATGGCCGGTGAGTGGCAGTTCGACCTGAGGGTGAACGCCTGCAAGTGCTCGGAGGTGTCCCATGGCTAAGGTGCTGGTCAAGGTCCGCATGGACGGCAAGGCGACGGTGGAGTGCGCCTCGGGCCACGCCAGCCGCGCCGCCTACAACGGCTCGCAGCGGTTCGCGGGGAAGGTCCGCGAGGAGATCCGCGCCGCCGGCCGCGTGAACACGGGCCGCATGGTCAACTCGGTCAAGGCGACACGCGACGTACGCAGCAACCGGCTACGGCCGGCGTACCTCGTGGGCCCGCGGGTCGGGTACGCCAAGTTTCAGGACCTGGGTACGCGGGCTCACGGCCCGAAGACCAAGAAGTTCATGCGGTTCAAGCCGAAGGGCAAGAACTACTTCGTGTTCGCCAAGTGGGTCCGCGGCGTCAAGGCCGCGCACTTCATGTCGAAGGCGGCCAGCCGACTGACGGCGAGGGACTTCGCATGACGCTCAGCACCATCGCGGCTGCCTCGTTCACCGTCCTCGTGGCGGTCACCGTCGCTAGTGTCCTCGTTCCCGCGTATGCTGAGGCCATGGCAGACATCGTGATTAAGGGCAAGTCCCGCAAGACACTGACCGTTGACCTCGTTGGGGTCGAGTACAAGGTGCGCGTTCCCAAGTCGGCGATCGCGCTGGTCCTGGCGAAGGACATGAAGGAGGCTGGGGACGATCCTGAGGCCCTGCAACTGGCGATGGGCCGGTGGGCCCGGGTCCTGTTCGGCAAGGAGACCGGCGCTGAGATCATGAAGCGCATGACCGACCCTGAGGACGACGTCGATATCGACGACCTGGGCGAGGTCATCAAGCAGATCATGGAGACGACCGGAAACCCTACTACGTCACCCAGCGCCTGATCGCCATCGCCAACTCCGAGTGGGCCCTGATCGACGGGTACGCCCTCGGTCACGGCATGGACCTGGAGAAGATGGCGCTCGGGCGGCTCTGCAACTTCGTGTGGTGGTTCATCACCCGGAACGCGGAGTCGGAGGCTGAGGTGGAGAAGTTGCGGGCGAAGTTGTGGCAACCTCCCCAGGGCGAGGCTCCGGCGGGTCCGTGGGCCCCGGAGGCCGAGAAGGCCGCGTTCGGGGCGTTCCAAGCCTCGATGGCGGGCTAACGGCCTCCGACCCACCCAACCACACACTGACACGAAACCAACCCGCTGACGGGCGGTACGATGGCCTCAGGGCGCGTACCGCCCGTCGTCGTACCCGGCCCGGAGGAGAGACATGGCCCTGAACATCGAGGTAGGTGAGGCGTCGGTCTCCGTCGTCGCCGATGCCTCCAAGTTCGAGCAGCAGGCCACCGACCAGGTGTCCCGCGCCGCAAGCAAGATCTCCGGCGCCGCGGAGAAGGTGGGCCGCTCCGCCTCGGACGCCCTCGGAAGCGGGATCACGTCCGCCAGCAGTGGCGGGTGGGTCTCCCGGCTGACGTCCACCGTCGTCAACAGCGGCAAGAACGCGGCCCTCGGGTTCGCCAACGCCGTCGCCGACGTCGTCCGCGGCCCGGCCACCGCCGTCGTCGGCGGCGCGTCCGCCGCCCTCGGCACCGCCCTCGTGTCCGGCTTCCAGCGCCTGAACGCCATCGACGTCGCCAAGAACAAGCTCCGCGGCCTCGGCCACGACACGCAGGCCGTCGAGGCGATCATGAAGAACGCCCTCGCGTCGGTTAAGGGCACCGCGTTCGGGCTGGGCGAGGCGGCCACCGTCGCGGCGGGCGCCGTCGCCGCCGGCAAGACCCGCTTCCTGCGCATGTCGGTGGTCCAGGTCGGCGACGGCCTGACGGGCCGCGGCTCCCTGAGGGCGCTGAGCACCGAGGCCAAGGCCTTCCTGAAGGACTCGCACGAGCTGGTGCAGGCCGAGCGGCACACGGTCAAGACCCCTCACGTCATGCCCAGGGCGCTGCAGTACCATGTGGTGGAGCGCGGCGGCAAGGAGATCGAGCTCAATATCATCGACGCCGCGGGGGAGTTCTTCGGGGACTGGGAGACGTCCAACGAACTGCCCTTCCTGGAGGCGGCCCCCGCCTACGTCCTCCTCCTCGATCCGCTGGGCCTGAAGGACGTGCACGCCGAGTTCACTCAAACCCTCCCCACCGATCAGGACGACATGGACATCGCCCCGCCGGATCAGATCAACGCCTACCACACGGTCATGGACCGGCTGCGCGCGCAGGGTGTGGATCTGAGCAGGCGCGCACTGCTGGTCGTGGTGTCCAAGGCGGACATCCTGCGCTCCCTGCCGTGCGGCGAGACCCTGCGCGGGTCCGCCTCCTCGGACGCAGTGCGGCAGTGGCTCGCGGACAACGGCATGGACGCGGCCCTTCAGAGCTTCCGCATGGACTTCGGCACCGTGGAGTACTTCGCGTGCGACTCCATGCACCACCTGCCCCACGAGGATCCCGTTTCCCCGTGGCGGGTGGTCTCCCGCGTCGCCGCCCTCAATGACGCGGCGGCGCTCCAAGCCGAACCGGCTGAACCGGCCGGGCAACCCGCAACCGCCGACGCAACCGCCTGAAAGGGGATAATCGAGATGGCCACCAGGATTCCGACGTCGTACAAGCGGTACCGGGTGCTGTGGATCGTCATCCACGCGGCTCTGCTCGTCGCGCTCCTCCTCGTCACGGCCAACTGGTACGCCTTCGGCGGGGGGGACCGGCTACTCGCCCACTGGGCCGACCAGGTCATGATCCTGCAGCACGATCTGGCCAACGCCATCCGCTTCCCCTGGGACTGACCGTGACGAGGCCGAACAGAACACCGTGCCCGAACTGCGGCGAGGGCGTTCTGCGGGGCGGATGGTGCTCCTTTGACATTCCGATGGGAGGGCGGTACATGAGTGAGATTGTCATACCATACACGCCGCGCCCGATCTGGCGTGATACGATTCATCCCGCGCTCACTGCCAACCGATTTGCGGTGCTTGTCTGTCACAGGCGTTTTGGCAAGACGGTCGGTACGGTGAATGAGATGATTAAAAAG